TATGGAACATTGACAAGCTTACTGCGAGAGACTTCCCTGCATTGACTGCAGACTCAGGACTCGTGTCAGAGACTGGAGCTCAGAACAAGAAGGGATCGTTTGCAGTGATCTACAAGCCAGCTATCCAATACGGATTTGGTCAGCCATTGGAGATTGACGCATTCAAGTTGCCTGGTAAGGGTGTGCAGCTTGTAGCGACAATGGAGTTTGGATTTGCTATCGTGAACAAACAAGCAGGTCTCGGAAAGACTGTTGGACTTGGAGCAAATGTGACTCTTTAATACTTATCTCTCAAAGGGGTGTCGTGATTCACGACATCCTCAATAGAGAGACTTTTATTTTGTGAATTGATGACTGATGAAACAAGTATTTGAACTCAAAAATATCTCTGAGGAAACACAGATCGTGATCAACGAGAACTTGGAGAAAGTGGAGGTAGAAGCTGGAGAAACCTTCAAGACGAAGGAGAAAAGCTATCTCAGGAACTACCCTCATTTATTCGCTAGAGTGGATGAAGTAGAGACTGAAGAGGGAAATCCTCAGGATCCAATAGATCCAGAACAAGGAGAAGGGGAACAGAAAACTGATCCTGAAGATCCAACTGATCCAACTGATCCTCAGGATCCAGAACAGCCAGAGAATCCAGCGGAAACTCCTACAAACCCTGAAACTTCTGAAACTCCTAAAGATCCTGAAGCTCCAGAACAAGGAGAAAAACCTGAAGAAACTGAAAAAAAAGATAAAAAATCAAAATAAATTTAGCATTGCACCTGTAAAGTGATGTATTCTACTCTTGAACTCTTCAAAAGCTACCTGAAAGTCAGCGGAAACGATCAAGATGCTCTCTTGACGACTTTTTTGCAATCGGCACACGAGCAGATCAATAAGCTCTGCGGAGTGACGAGTTTCAAATTCTCTACTTACACGCAGGAAGTGGATGCAAGAGCGATCGTGGATAGCTCCAGAGGGCTTGAGGTTTACCTGAAAAATAAACCTGTCAAAGCGATTAAAAAGATCAATGGAGAAGCCTATACAGGAGTCAAAGGAGAAGACTATCTCGTAATCTACGATAGGAGGGTAATCTTGAAAAAGATCCCACTCAATAGCTTCTGATTTGTGGTCTTTGAGTATGAAGCTTGATATTCTCAAGATGATCTTCCTGACGACCTCAAACTGATGGAAATGATGCTAGCAAGTGGAATACGGCAACAGCACGGTCAAGAGGGAGTGCAGACCTACAAGCTCGGAGATGAGCAAATCACTTTTGGATCTACGAATGGTAGTTCTCCAAATGATCAGTTCTTCAGCTTTAAGACCCTATTGAACAAGTATAAAAACTTTAATCTTCCAGTCTAAAAATGAGTATCCTCTACACAAAAACAGCAATTCTCTCCAGAAAGGAGAGAAACGAGAAAATGGTCACTGCACGAGTGGTAAAGGGGGGCTTTCCTTGCTCGGTTCAGCCTGTCTCAGACAAGGACGGAATCACTGGAGGCTCAATGCTAACTACGCAAAAACTCTATACCGACTATCAGGACATCCAGCCCTGAGATAGACTAGAGATCGGAGGTGTGGTGTATATCGTGGACTCCGTGCAGAACTGGAAAGGACTGAGGAGGAGCTACAAAAAAATCTTTATCAATGAGAGCAAAGGAACTTAATGGCTGACGATACCAAAAAAGTGATGAAACTCAATAGTAGTGTCTCCAGATCGGTGCAAGTAATGCTGGTCAAGATCGCAACTGCGATCTCTAACACGGCAAAGATTGCAGCACCATACCTATCAGGAACGCTCAGAAGGTCAATCTCTATCAGCACAACCAAGCTCTCAAGGGGAATTGTTGTCGTTGGATCTCCTGTAGCATATGCGAGGAGGAGAGAGTTTGAGAATAATCTACACCCTGACAGAAAATACTACCTCAAAAAAGGGTATGAGCTGAATGCTGGCTACATTAGGACAGTGATCAAACAAACCTTAGATACGGTGCTCAACTCAGAGAGTGGGGCTGACTTTACTTTTAGCGGATAATAGGCAATGACTCAAACCTTTAGATTCAAAGAGATTGGAGATACGATCTACGCAAAAATGCAAGAGATCAAGAATACTGACTGAAGAGTTGGTGCAGTATTCAACAGAGACATCAAAATAGAAAACTGAATAGATCTTCCTGCAATCATTATCACTCCTTGAAGTGGAGCGATTGACTATCTGGACTCTTGCTCCTACAGGAACAGAATGAACTATACAGTCAGGCTTTTGGATGCAATCCAAGAGAACTATGAGCAAGTCGAGGATAACTTCAGAATTGTGGCTGATCTTATCACTGAGAGGCTCAAGGAAGTAGGCAAGATTTCGTGGAATAATAATGATTGAGAAGGGAACACGATCAGCTGTAAGTTTGACTATCAGCGAGGGTTTACGGATACGCAAGAACCACTGAGAGTCTTTGAGATCAATTGCTCCTTTGAGATCATAGAAAAATAAGATTTTACCCTCTAAAATACAAGCAATGGCAAGAAAATGCATTGACTGTCCTGAAAAAGAGACAGAAAACATTGACCTTGAGAAAGTGGAGGTCAAGGAAGAGAAGAGATTCTCGTTTCCGAGGCTCTGAGTCTCGGTGGTAGCAAAAACTCTTGAGGAAGCTCAAGAGAAAGTCAAAGCTCTCACAAGCAAAGACTATGAAAAAAAATCTTTAGATTCTAATCAACAATAAGAATGGCTGAAGCATTTATCGGAAGATTGTCCGCAATCGGACTATGAAAAGAAACAACAAGAGGAACAAAGGTTGCTCCTAAGGTATGGATTCCAAAGACTACAGGGGTATTGAGTCCATCGTTCGAGGTGGCAACTGATGACTCAGGGTATGGAGTGATTGATGAAGTATTTGATACGATCACAACAAAAAACCTTTCTAAACTGAGTTTGGAAGGTATCGTGAGAGATAACTTCATCGGTTATCTTTTGCTTGGAGCTTTGGGTAGCTATGAGAAACTCAAGGTATTCAAAGGAACTGTCTCAGGTGGAACTCCTAAGAGAGGGGACAAGGTTGCAGGAGGAACAGCTACGCTCAGAAAAATCGTAAAAGTTGGAGCTGATCTCTACTACTGTTTCAGTGGAAATGTGACTGGTGCAAGTATCACAAATGGAACTTGGACGCTTGCTGCAACTCCAGTGAATAATGTCAATGCTCATTTCTTCTCTAGGGCAAACACGAACAATCTTCAGACTTTTACGCTCTATGGAGATGATCCTGTTGCTTCAAGTTGTGCTCCTTATTCAGTGATCAATAACCTCGAGATCTCGTGTGAGGTGGCTGACTTTGTGAAGTTCTCAGCTGAGTTTATGGGGAAACAAATGCAACCTGTAAATCAAGGGGAAGTGACTCCTGTCTATGCTGATGAGCCTGCATTTACGGCTTCAATGGCTGGAGTAAGATTTGCTGATAATGAAGCAGGATTGAACTCAGCAACAGAAGTTTGTATGCAAAACTTCAGGCTTGCTATCAATAAGAACATCACTGACATTCAATGTTTCGGAGATACTGATGTGTCTGCATTCTATGGTCAGCAACTCGGTATTGAAGGAGACTTTGAAGCGGTGTATAACGATACAACACTCAGAGACTATGTGATCAATTCAAGCAAAAAAGCCTTGAGATTCTATGCTGAGAATAAGCAGAACGGATATTCTGCGATGTTCATTGATGTGATGAAGTGCGGTCTCAATGAGTGGACTCCAACAGATAACAACAACGAACTCACAAAGCAGACAATGGGTTTCTCTGCTCAGTATGACAATGCGTCAGGGACTTCTATTGAAGTGTTGCTCTTCAACTCTAATTCTCAAGGATACTAAAAAAACTTGATATTTACAAAAGCTACTTCATAAAGTGAAGTAGTTTTTTGTATAGAAAAAATGAAAAAAGATTTGCAATTTGTATAGAAAAATGTATAATACAATATACATAAAGTTTATATATCCATCAGAAAATGACTAAAAAAGAAAAAGTGAAAGAAGATTTGCTCAACAATCCTCAAACCGCCAAGCTGAGTGAAATAATCGCTCTATTGGAGTCTGAGGGGTATGAGCTGAGAAAGCCTCGTGGCTGATCTCATCATAAGCTTGTGCATCTTGCAAGTGGTGCTTCGATTCCCTTACCTATCCACAACGGAGAGGTCAAGGATGTTTACAAGACAATGATCAAAAAATTTTATCTTAAAAATCTAGAACAATGACCAAAGAAACAAGAATCCTAATCCCTGTAGATGGGAAAAACTATCAGCTCAGTATCCAGCCTCTTGATGAGGTTTGGGACTGAGAGAAGATGGTATATGTTAAGTGTAAAGAAGCAGGTATTGACTGCGAGTATCCTGAATCTGATTTGCCAGCTCTTATTCAAGATATGGAACACTTGATCAGAGATGAATTAGCAACTGCAAAAGATTCGCAGATCAATATCAGAGTCAAAGCAAGAGACAAGGTATTGCTCCAGCAATATGCTTCAGCTGGTGGATACCGTTCTTTGAGTGAATATCTCATTGCTAAAGGCTTGCAAGTTGCATAGATATTGGTAGTATATCAATATATTTATTTAGTAAAAAACAACACAATGGCAAAATTCTTCTCTGGAGAGAAAATCAGGAATTTTTGGTATTCTTGATTTTGGCAAAAAATCGCCCTATTAGTTGGAGGTGCGGTGTTATGTTTCGTGCTTATCCTTATTTTGTCAGCCTTTTTTGGCAAGACAAAATTCTGAATGTGAGCTGCTGCAGTTCTCTTTTTTGGGATAATCGGATTTGCATTGGCAATTATCTACCAAATCGTAAAAGCGATCAAAGGGAAGATCCAACAGATGAGGGCTCTGTCTCCTGAAGAGCTTGCAAGAATTGAGGAAGAAAAAAGGAGAGATGAAGAAACGGCTCAAGCAATAAGAGATACAATAAAGGAGTGAGTGTATCCACCTATGGAATGTGATTTAGTGCTTCCAAAATGAGAGGTCTGTTTGTCTTTCTTTGATGTTGCGGTTTATAAAGAGAAAGTAGCCACAAAAAGGATCTCTTTTGGAGGATTTAGATACAGAATCAAGATCGCAAAGGGACTTTCCTACAATATAGGACAGATCACACCATTCCTAAAAAAAGAGAAAATTCAGTATCTTGATGATTATGGAGTTCTTTATATCACAAATAAGAGAACAATCTTCAAGGGGAAGAAAAAGACTGATAGTATAAAAATAGACAAAATCATTGATCTTGAAATGATTCCTTGAGGAGTGTTAATCTATAGGGATACTGGAGCAGTAAAAGCCTATAACTTCTTCTGAGACTATAAGTTTTTCCCTGTATATATGAGTGCACTGATGAATAACTAAGTATAAAAAAACAAGACAAGAAGCCTGAACCTAGCGTTCAGGTTTTTTTTATTGAAAAACGACTTGGCAAATTTTTGCTCCGTGAGTATACTCAAAATTGGAGCTGAGAGGTTTGCTCTTATTTACTCTCAGTTCCGTTCAGATAAATAAGAGATTTTTATACCCTATTCAAATAAGAAGATGCAAACTATGCTTGTAAAAATCAATGGTTCAGAAAGAACCGTAAACTTTAAGGAGGTATACACCAGAAAAATTGATAGAGAGTTCAATGATATTCTCTTCAAAAATACCAATGCTTCAATTTTAGAACAAGGAAAAGATATTCAGCTCAACCCTACAGATATTCAAAAGGCTCAGGACTTCTTGATTTCTGCAATGTCAGATCTCACTCCTGAGGAGGTGGATATGCTTGCTATGGAAGATTATCAAAATATTTTGGGGCTCGTAGGGAAAATTAAGAACCCCCCGAAATCAGCTCAAGCCTCATAGATCAATTCAAAAGAACTCTGAGGACTTGACAGAATGTAAGTAAGGAACACAGAGACTACATTCTGATGAAAGAAATATACCGTTGCACCCCTGAAGAACTAGAGAGACAAGATGAGCATATGCTTGATCTACACTATTCATTTCTGATGGCGGAGAGGCAACACGAGATTATTGAGCAAAAAAGAGCTGAGCAACAAGCTCAGCAAAAAAGAAATTCATTCCCTAAAAGAAGATAATTGATGAACGATACTGAATATAAAATCCAGTTAGTCATTGATGCTCAGAATGTGGCAAGTGCAGAGATCACAAAACTACAAAAACAGATTTCTGATCTTCAATGATCCGTAAAAGATACAGAAGCAACAGCTTCTGAGGCTCTTTCTTCTATTAAAGGAATGCTAGGAACACTTTCAGTAGCTGCGGTCGTTGCAGGTATTGGGGCTATTGGAAAGGCTTCTGTTGATGCTGCAATGCAGATTGAACCAATCAGAAATTCATTCCAAAGACTCTCTGCTGAGGCTGGAATTGCAGGAGATCAAATGCTTTCTGCAATGAGAAAGGCGAGTCTTGGGACAGTATCAGATTTCAATCTAATGTCTGCAGCGAACAAAGCATACTCGCTCGGTGTGGTTAGTAATACAGAGCAAATGACCACTCTTTTGGAGATTGCAAGAGTTAAAGGTCAGACAATGTGAAGAACGATGACTGAGGCTCTGGATGATATTGTGACAGGTCTCGGTCGTGGATCTGCACAAATCCTTGACAATCTCTGAATCGTTGTAAATCAGACTGAGGCTCAGGAGCAATATGCAGCGTCAATTGGAAAAACAGTAGATCAACTCTCAGAAGCAGAGAAGAAACAGGCTCTGATCAATAAAGTCGTATCAGATGGAAAGCAAGAGCTTGAGGCGACCTGACAAGTCGCTTTGACGCTTGCTGAGAGGCAAGCTCAGATGACTACAGCTCGAGAAAATATGCAGGTAATGATCTGAGAAGCTTTGACTCCTACGATTGGAGATCTCTTTGACAAGGCAAATGCACGATTGCAGTGACATACTGAGATGATAGCAAATGCGGTAGGGCAGATATGAGATTTTGTGCATATGCTCTATGATACTATCTCTGGAATAGTTTCTGAACTACGGTCAGTGATTTCGGAAAATGTTGAATTAGGTTCTCAGTTGTTCGCTGAGTTTTTCTCATTTCTAGGATTATCTTCAAGTGATACCGCATCTGGTATCGTTGGGGATTTTTCTGATGTTATCTATATTTTTCAGCAGGGTTTGACTGTGATCAGTGCTGGAGTAAAAATGCTTGTGAGTTCCTTTAGAGCTGGAGCAAGTGCTATCGGAAATATGTTTGTTGCAATCGTTAAGAATGTGATGAAACTTGTTGAAGATATGGTTAATGGAGTGATTGAGGCACGAAATCGAGTTGCTGAAAAATTCTGATGAGATGCAGTCGGTCTTTGGGATTCTTGAGTTGCTGGTTATAGCGAGGCACGAGATCAAGCAGTAAATAATATGGCGGAAACCGCTACTGACGCATCTGAAAACATCAAAGATACTTGGAATAAAATGTGAGATGATCTTATCAAAAACTACGAGAAGAAAATTAAGAAAGTCTCAGGAGAAACCAAAGAGTCTCTGAGTCAGATTTCTAATCTTCTTTGAGGTTGAAGTGATCTCTGAGGAGCTGGAGCAGGCGGAAAAACAGGTGGAAAGGAAAAAAATTCTAACCTCGAGAAGCTCAAAAAAGAGATGGAGGATTATGCAAAGGAGACAAAAAAGATCCAGCAAGATGTTTATAAAGCCGTGCAAAAAGAAGCTGATAATTGGCTTGCAAATCAGGTCAAGAATATCAACGATCTAGACAAAGAATTTCAAAAATCCTTTGATAAAATTCAGGACAAGATTGATGACACAACCAAAAACATTGAAAATCTGACAAAAAATATCTCAGACCTTAGAAAAAAGCTCGTAGAACTCCAAGTAGAACAGACGCAGAGCGTCGCGAAGGAGTATGTGAAAGCCAAAAAAGAGATGGAGAGTCTCGAGGAACAATACAAAGGACTCAAGGAAGTTGCCGACGGTGTAAGCCGTGCAGATCTCAAAGGCGTTGGAGGTATCGGAAAATATGATGTAGACTTGATCAAAAAATATAAAGACTATCAAGATGAGATGAAGTCAGCCTATAGCGGACTCTCTGAAGAAGAGAGGAAAGCTATGGACAAGCAAATAGCATACCAAGAGCGATACCGATGACTCAACAATGTGGAGAAAATCAAAGAAGACTACAGAATCAAAAAGGAGGAAGTCCAGTCTGAACTTGACGCAAAAATTTCCGCTCTTAATACGGAGCAGGAAACACTCAGATCACTCAAAAAGGAGCAACAAAAACTCCAGGACGAGTGGATCAAGAGAATAGATGAGGAGGTGCAAAAGTGGAAAGAGATGTCAGACAAGAAAAAGGCTTTTGAAAAGGAGTATATGGAAATTTTGGAAATCAATCATCAAAAGCAGGTGGATATGACCAACAAGCTCGTAGAGCAATGGAATGCGGTCTACAGGGCAAAGATGAGAGCAATGTCTGCTGGTGGCGCTGGTGGTAGCGGATCCAGAGCCAGCGGAGGTCCTGTATATCAAGGGAATGCATATCTTGTTGGAGAAGCTGGACCTGAGAT